CAGCCATGTAAGTATCCGAAATCTACCAATAATCGCGCGAGTCTGGGCGTCAGAATCAAATGGCAACCCAAAAAAATAAAATAATCGCCGCAGAAAAAATAAATGTTCGCGACATCGTCGAGAAATATATTTTGGATGTTGCCGCGGGAAATATAAAAAGCAATCTCAGTTTGCACGGTTGGGCTGTCGCGACGGCGCCGGCGCTCAGCGGCTGGGCGTGGCACAAAGTCCAAGCGTACGCAGACTTCGTAGCGCTGGTCACTCAAGCGGCGGGAAGTAATGCCGGCAAGCCTTTGGTTTTACTTCCCTGGCAATGGGCAGTAGCGGCGCAGCTGCTCGCCGATCCAAACTGCAAAGCGCTGCTAGTCGTCGTCGCACGCGGCGCCGGCAAGACTGAGCTAGCGGCGTCGCTGCTTGCCTATGTCATGATTACGGGCGGCGCATCACAGCAGTATTACGCAGTAGCCCCCAACTTACGCGCTGCCTGCATTGTATTTGACCGTCTACGCACCATGACTAGAGCGCTCGATCCAGATGTGACTTTTAGCGATACCACCTCAATAAGCAATCAAGGCGGTTGGATCCGCTGCCAAGGATCCGTTATGCGCGCCCTGCCCTGCACAGAGACGGCTATGGATGGCATCAGCGCTCGCTTGATTGTCGCTGACGAGGTGGCTCGCATGGAAAAGGGCTTCGGTCGAGTGGTCACAGGTCTATCGAAGGATCTTGCTTCTCAGATGCTTTGCATATCGACGCCAGACGCTCGACAGCGCACTAGATCTATCTGGCCTTATTGGTCAGCGCTACAGGCTCACTATGTCCAAGGCGCTGAGTGTCCTGCGGGGTGGCGTGGGATGCTGTTTGGTCTGGACAGCGAAGACGACGCACTAGACCAAGAGAATTGGATCAAGGCTCAGCCATCTCTAGGCGTGACTGTGCAGGCGTCGAATATGAAGGCGTCTATCGAGGCGATGATGGGAACCCACGATCCAGAACAAGTCGCTGAATGTGATATGCAGATTCTCGCGCGCCACAATGACCGTCTAAGCGGCGCTATGGATCTTTCGATATTGGACAGGCAGATGCTCGAAGTAATCGACTGGGAGTCATTGCGTGGCGCCCCTGCCGTTATAGCGATTGACTTAGCACGCGGCGCTCAGCTTGGCGACCATGCGAACCTATCTAGCCTCTGTCTAGCGGTATTCGACGTCAAAGCAGAGCGCTACCGTTACAAATTGATTCATTGGTGGGCAGGACAGGACATCGTTGGGGACGAAAAGCGCTGTCATCAGCCGCTGCGGCAATGGGTAGCCGAGGGACATTTACGCCAGATGTCTGGCGAGATTCACGATATGCACGTTATCGAAGCGGCTGTACTGGATCTCAGCGCTACATATTCAGTCAGGCACGTAGGCGTAGATCCCCTAGCGCATCAAGAATCTGCGCTGATCGACTGGCGCCGCCGCGGCATCACCGTAACGGCCGTCGAGCAAGGTATCCGCACTATGGGACCGGCATGGGCTTTATGGACTGACGGTATACGCGGGCGAAGTATTACCCACCAGAAAGATCCAGTATTGAGAGCCTGCCTAGGCGCTACCAGAACTATTCAAGATAACGCAGGCAATGTTCGCCCAGTTAAAGGGCGCAGCTCTGGCAATATCGACGCCGTTATAGCCTCTTGCATGGCGGCGATGCTGTGTGAGCGGTTTAACGTAGCGCGCGTTTCCTCATATGAGACGCCCGGCGGCGTAGTAATCTGACTCCCCACTATTGGATATTCAATAGTTAAATAAATTTTCGCAATTTACTTGACAAGTTTTGAGGGGTAATAGTTTGCGGGCGTGAGTGTATTCAGCCGCCTGACAGGATGGTTCGGAAACAATACCGCTACGTCGTCATATTTGACGGATATCGGCGGCACTTTCTCAGCGACTACAGACGCTAGAAATAACATTCCTGCCGTACTTCGGGCGATCAATTTGCTAGGTACTGACATCGGCAGAATGGGTATCGAGTGCTGTCGCTCCGATGGCAGTTATGTCGAATGCCCTGCTAGCACCCTGCTTACTGGCGAAGCGAATACATACCAGAGCGGACACGCTTGGCGCGCTTGGATGGTGGCGTCTGCAATTACAAACGGATGCGGCTATTCGTTTATTCAGCGAGATAATCGCGGCGACGCTATCGCACTATGGCCGCTGTTGCCTGGACGTATTGCCGTTGTCTGGTTCGGATTTGAACCTCGTTTCTTGATGGATGGGCAACAGATCGACCCATACAACATAGTTCAGCTTATGGCTGGGACTGGCTCGATGCAGAATCCGTATTCCTGCGTGAGTCCACTAGTGCGCTGTGCGTCTGCTTTGTCGCTGTCGATCCTGCAAGAGCGAGTAGCGACATCACTTGCTGAGTCTGGACGCGTTGGAAAGATCTCAATAACACATCCCGGCACGCTCTCGACAACTGCGAAGCTCGATTTAATCAGCGGGTATATCTCAAAACACATCACGCCAGAGGGCGCGACACGTCCGCTAGTCCTAGATGAGGGCGTACGCGTAGAGCGTGTGGGCGACGGTGCGCTGCCTGGTTTACTTGAAGATCGAAAATTTCAAATCATGGAAATTTCGCGCGCGCTTGGAATACCGCCGCAGATGCTGTACCAGTCCGATGCCGGCGCGCTCAGCTCACAGATTGAAATGCAGCGTCAGTATGTCGAGGGGACTGTAGCCGGATGGGCTGACCGTTTCGCTACTTCGCTCAGCTCGAAAATTCTACCGCAAGGCGTCAAACTCAAATTTGAAGTAGGCGACTTGATGCGCGGCAATATGCGCGACATCGCAGCATCGCTAAAGGATCTAGCGACTACAGGCGCGTTGACGCTGAATGACGCGCGAGAGATGTTGGGTCTGGCGTATGTCGATGGCGGCGAGCAACAGCTCACCCCAGCAGCTGCCCCGTCCACAGCGCCAGACTCGACCAAACCAACAGGAGATATCGAATGATTGAATATCGCACCGTTGATATTGCATTAGAGCCAGGCGACAAAGACAGCATGAAAGTCGGCGGCTATGCAGCGCGTTTCAACGTGCCGTCGCTGCCGCTGATGATTCGCGGCCGCCAAATGCGCGAGCAGATCGACCCTGCTGCTTTTAATAACTCGCTGAATGATCCAGATATCTCGTTGTATTGGCAGCATGACAACAGCGAGCCACTCGCTTCGACTCTCTCTGGTTCGCTCAATATGCGAACAGATGAAGAGGGCTTGATCTTTGAAGCGCTGCTGCCAGATACCACACTAGCGCGCGACGCTATGACGCTGCTTCGCGCTGGCATTGTTCGTCAAATGTCGTTCGGCTTCACGGTCAGAGAAGACAAATTCGACGGCGATCTACGCACACTTCTCGACGTTGACCTAGCTGAAATTTCACTCGTTGAGCGCGCTGCGTATCCGCAAACCAATGCAGATGCGCGCGCGCTCTCTCGTTCTCATTCATTCATCACCCAGCGCACAGCGCTACGCATCAAAAATTGGAGAAAATTATGAAACTATCTGAAATGTACGAAAAGCGTAAGGCACTCAGCGGCGAAATCGACTTGCTGACAAACGGAACTACCAAACTCGACGCAACAAATGAAAGTCGCGCGGCGGCAATGCTTGACGAACTCGACCACATGGACAGCGAAATCCGTCGCGTAGGTCTGCGTGATCGACTCGACGGCGGCGGCGTCACTTCAAATCTTGAGACTGGGCGGCCAGCTGCTTCGCACAAAACAGAATTCCGCGACTGGATTCGTGGCGGCTTCCGCGAGAACAATGAATTTGAAATGCGATCTTCTGCCGTTTCTGATTTTGGCGGCACTACCTCAATTGCTAGTCCTCTCTTCACTCAAATGATGGATCGTATGAGCGTCGTTCGCAAACTTTCAACAGTCATTACTACAGACAGCGGCGCACCGCTTATTTTCTACCGTCAAGCTGCACAATTTGCAGTCGCTACGGCTGTAGTCGCTGAAGCAGGCGCATACGTTTCTAAAGATGTATCTGCTGAAAAGGTTACGTTTACTCCAACAAAAATGGGCTTTTTCACTTCGGTTTCAAACGAAGCGCTCACCGATATGGTCTATGACGTTGCAAGCGAAACGATTCGCGAACACGCCGAACTTCACGCAACGAATCGCGACCTCAGCTATTCCAACATCACGTACAACGCATTTGCACAGCCGATCTATGACGGAACCGCTTCTGTTGGAAATGTGAACAGCAAGTCAACCGCATCAGGAACAAACATCACACTCGCAGAAGCTACTAGCACCGTTTACGCTTCGGGTTTGTTGCCTACCTACCTTGCTAATTCGTCCTGGCTCTTGCCAGTCTCAACATGGGCGGGAATCATTGCACAGGCTTCTACCAGTGTCCCAACCTTCGGACAAGGTGCCAACTACTCAGTAGCTCGCGACGGCGCTGGAATGTCATTCATGGGCTTCCCAGTTTACATTTCGGCAAACTTGCCACAGGCAGCAGCAACAACCGTTTCATACGGCGTATTCGGCGATATTCAAAAGGGATATCGAATTGTCGAAGTGAACAGCGTTCCATTCCTTGCAAATCCTTACATCCTTGCTGCTAACGGACAGGTTCAATTCCTCTCCAGCACGCGAAGCTCTGGAAAGATCATGGATCGAAATGCAATGGTTGCTTTGAAAGTCACGTGATCTATGCCATCACTCATTACTACAGCAGATGCAAAGAGTCATCTTCGGGTTTACCACACCGAAGATGATTCTTATATCGCATCATTGGTTCAAGCTGTTTGTATTGAGTGGGAGGAAGTCACACACCAATACATTGGGCAGGGTTTCATCACCGCAAACCCTGCCCAGCGTTATTTGCAGGCGCCAGACGATGGCGTATTTCGTCCCTACTTTAATCCAGTAGAGACAGGTCAGCAGCCTGTAATTATTTGCGATGCGACTCCACTATCGCCAATAACACCTACAGAAGATTGGCTATCGCTTGATAATGCATCTGCGTACCCAATTGGTACTTCGTTAACTTCGAATGTGCAGTATACGTACCCTCTTTCCTTTACTTATTTGCTTGCTTCTGCATTTAACGCAGAAATAAAGCAGGCGCTTTTACTTCGTGTGGGTTATTTTTATTCGTATCGCGGCGACGATCCATCACCGCCGGATATGAAGGGCTGGGCGATGTTGGTCGCGCGCCACCGGACTGGGGCGCTCATTTGATACCGATGGGCATGATGAGAGTGAAGGCGACTATTTCTAGCGTCGCTGTTAGCACCTTTGATTCTGTTGGACAGAAAATTACAGGCGCTTCGACAGTTTTATATACGCCAGTTGTCCACGTCGAGAGCGCTGAACGCGAAGACAAAATGAACAACATGGGCAAAGCAGTAGTTGAAATGACCTACATAAAAGCGCCTTGGTATCCCGGCTTGAAGAATGGAATGATTGTGGTTTTGACTGATGGCGCAGTATCAACCTCATATCAGATTCAATCTATTGAAGATGACAGAATGAAGCACCGATTCGTACGGCTGGGACTGACCAGAGCAGAAGAGGCCGTATGATTCAAGTCTCTTTATCACCGCAAGCGAAGCGAAATTTAGATAAGCGCATAGCGAATATCAAATGGACGCTGCTAGAGCAGGCGCAATTTAGAGCGATGTTGAAAGCGAACAACATTGTGAAGAAGACGCTTTATACAGAATGGGCTACAGCGCCTTACTACCGAGAAGGTAGAAAACTTCACCGCAAGGCAATTCTTGAAAATGTACTAGGCAAAATTAAGCGCCCTGGTAGAGGTCAAGTAATTGGGTTTACAGGCATAGGCAGAAAAGACAGATATACGTCTGTAGTGAACATTCTTGATCCTGGCTTTACTGCTCGTACAGGCGCATTGATTCCCGGCAAGGGAATACGCCCCAAAGTATTCTTGATGGCAGTTAAACAGGCTGAACTATTCGCAAAGTATCTAGGCGAGACTGCCAAGAAGATGTTGGCGGGAAAATGAGCGCAGCAAGCCTAATTTATTGGAAACTCAGTAACGATCTGGGCTATACCGCTATGCCAGATTTAAGAAATGCAGCGCAGGCGCTGACTAGCAATCTTCTGATTTATGAAGTGAAGTCTGAGGACATGGAATTAGCAATCCCAGCCGATATCAGAATATGGCGCTCAAGTATTGACGTCTACATACTTGCTTCTACGTTAAAAGCGACCGCTGACATATTGCAGCAACTGACTACCGATATAAACGGCTCGACATGGACAGACAGCGGCGAGACTGCTTTTTCTTGCAGGGTAACAGGCGCCTCTCACGGCTATTTAGAGGAGTCGACGCCGGGCAGCGCTGACCGCACCAGATATTCAATGATCAATCTTTTAATTTTTCATCAAAACTAACTACAGGAGTATTACCCATGGCATTTCTTCCACAGACAGGCACAGGCGCAGTAATCACACTCGCAACAATTCCTTTTAATGTTCAAGATGGCACTATGAAACTTGAACGAGAAGCCATAGAGGCAACGCCCCTTAGTTCTTTTTACAAGTTTTTTCTAACTGGAAGACTCAGCGGCACTATGTCTTTGAATTGCTTTTTGTCTGCACAAATTGCAACAGCTTCTACGATTTCTTCTGAAAAAACTGTACAACTTGCATTCTTGAATCAAACTTCTTTGTCTGCTGCTGTTGCATTTACCTATCGAGATTCGCTCTCAGTTTGCACGTATGCAGGCTTTTGCATTGTGACATCTTTTACGCAATCCACTAAAGCAGATGGCGCCGAAATGGTTGCACTTGAGCTTCAAATTACTGGCGTTGTTGTCGCATGATCAGCGACCTATCTAAAGTGGTGCCGGCGTGGCGACCTGTTCGCTCTGTCATTCTGGACAGGGATATACAGGTGCGGCGGCCAACTATCAGCGACGTACAGCTGCCAATCGTCGAGCTGTGGGCGCGGCTAGTGCGAGACGGCGACGGTAGCGCATTGTTTCCCTTGGGCTTCAAAGCCTCTGAGGCAGATCCGAAGTTAGTAGAGGAGATTTGCGCGCTTGCTACAGCAAACCCTACGCAGGCGGGCGACTAGATCGCCTGTTAGCGGAAAGATTGGTAGATGGTGATGCAGATATTGGCGCGTTAGAAAAGCCAGTGTTTGCCGAGAGAGTCGAGCATCTTTTAACGGTAATCGCTTGCGCTTTGACGAGATCAGACTATAAGAAAGTGGCATACTGGCTACAGGAAAAATCGAACATTGTCGACGGCTTCGAAGAGATGATTAAACATGGAAAAAGTCGCTGAAATTCGTTTACCGCTGACAATCGTCGCTGATGGCACGAAAGCAGTCGCGCAGCTCGAAAAGTTTAAGGGGCAGGCAGGAAGTATTAGTCAGAAGCTGCGAGGATATTTTCAAGGCGAAGCGTCCGGCGCTGTTGGAATGCTGTCAGGTTTTTTCGGTATTCAGGCAGCCATTGGAGGATTAAAAGAGCTTTATGCAATGGGGCAGCGCGTCAACAAATTGGCTGAGACATATTCGCCAGACGCTGCAAAGGCGGGCGCACAGCGAGAAATCGCACAGCTACAAAATGATCAACTCGTAGCAAAGCAAACTTCACCGCTTGCGGTGCAAACAGCAAATATCCAAACAGAAGATTTGAAAAGCAAAACAAACGCACCCGAAGGAATAGGCGCTGCAATTGTAAATCAAGTGACTGGCATCATGTCTATCGGCAAAAATAACTTGAATGCTATTTTTGAATTGATGGACGGAAATACAAAAGAAGCAGGTAAATCATTTGGAAAATCTATACAGCAGTTTTCTGATTCGTTTGGAATTTACGCTGGGCGTTCTGATGCAAATTCGATTATGAAAATTGGGCAAGGGCTTGCACCGCCAGAATTACCCGCTGAAGTACAAGCACAGAATGCACGTATGGCTATGCCTAATTTCACGCCAGGCGACGCCGCGGCTGTTGCTGAAAATGATCCAACAAAAGCGGCATCTTTAGAAGCACTACAGGCAATCGTTAGAAACACACGAGGACAGCGCTAATGGCATTTTCAATTACAAACTGCGTACGCACTACGAAGCAATTGCACGTTGCACAAAAAGGCTTAGCGTCTCGCTATTCAGAGACCTACATACTCACTACGTCAGGCAGCGGCAATGATGGAAACTTTGACGTGCTTAATAATTTGACGTTTACTACAACTGGCCCAGAAAATAATACAAAGCCATTGATGCGAGAGCGCTACGCGTATGACACTCGATTTATTTCGACAGCCATTACGTATAAGCAGTTAACGGTAAACACCTTTCAAATGGACGTCGAGTACACAGGGTATATCGACGATGGTTTATACAATGATGACAACCCTCCCCCTGCTTGGTCTCGATTGTCTAGACGATCCACATTTCGTAATGTTCAAGTATGGACATACCCTTCCACACTTCCTACGAATTATGTTGCTGCCTGGCCACCAACTGCGGCGATATCAGGTACAGCAGTAGACATGATGGGCATGCCAGAAAATTACCGCGTCTGGCATCACACACTAGATATCGAACTTCATGTAGATCGAACCTACGTCAAGAGTCTGGGCGGCAATGCAGACTACTTTCCTGTTTATTGGAATACAAAGTTATTCAAAAGGAATTTGACTGCATTTCTCAGCTATCCAATAGGTACTGTGGTTTTCACTGGCTATCAGCAGGCAATGACGGAAGATCCGTGGGATACGTATACGCTAAGTTTCGAGGCTGACCAGTGGGGACATCTTGAGCAGCGAGTAATCCCAAACGTTACTGGCGGCGTGCTGATGACACAGGTAAGCACTTGGGCGACAAAGCCTATAAAGCAGGCAGATGCTGCGTATTGGTATCAACCATGGTATCGCGGCGTAGGGACAGGTGGCCTTTTTGACCTCAACACATTAGCCCCAGACCTCAATTCGTTTCCAGAAATTGAAGACCCAACGCCTGCTTGGGCTGGCTATCCATGACAATCTTCAATCCATATTTTACGACTGGACTGCCTGGACTCACCGCCACAGCGTCGAACAATATGGCAAGGCAGGCGCAGTACGTCCAGGCTGCGCGCGACCCGACAGCTGCTTCCCCTTTTGGGTTTAACTTGCCATCTTGGATGGGCTTCATTATTTCAAGTACTGCGATGGCTTCTAATTCGAACAGATGGAACTATCGAGTACAGAAAATCAATCTCACAGCGACGCCCACAGTAGTCTCAACAAACACAGCGGTACATCTTGACAAGTCCGCGTATGTAGGCGCTGCGACTGATGTACCTGCATATAACTTGTGGGAATATCAGGCGCAATCGACCGGCTATTTAGCAGACGGCACTCCGATATCAAATATTCCCAGCGGAATAACTGTGCAGCCAGTACGCGGCGTTGTCATGGTCTACCAATGGTTGAATGAACAGGGTACGGTTATATTCGTATTCGACCGCCCAAACGGACTGGGTGGAACGTGCAGTTAAGAATCCTACTGCTAGTCCTGCTGTGTTCATGCAGTAGCGGCGAGAACAGAATCGCAGAATCTTCTACAGATATTTCTAGTCTCGCTCATTCGAGCCGCGCACGATTCGAGATTATTTATAAAGAAGCAGGCAAGCCACAGGCAGATACGAAAGTGATTCAGTCAGAATCTTTAGCAGGAGTAGGCGAACAGAGCGCAATACTAGAAGCGATCAATGCAGTAATTCGCGCGCTGCCAGATGTGCAGAATGTCGAAAGTAAATGGCTATCTACGCTCGCCTATTTAATTGGTTTATTGTTTGCAGTCGCTTTTATCGTGCTGATGTTTCAAAGTGGCATAGGGGCATGGATCAAAAGCATATTCGAAATATTTACTAGGAAGCGCAATGTCTAATTTGATGTTCGCCAAATGCGCGCCGTGCGCTATCCCTGCTGGATGTTTTAATCCATGGATCAAAGGTATGAGCTGCGATGGCTACGACTGCAATCCGCCTAAAGGATTGCGCATGGGCTTCAGCATCGGTACTGATTTTATTTCATCTACATATGGCTCATTCGGCGATGGTGTACCAGGACATGATCCTTGTCAGTACAACGGTATTTCACCATACTCTCAGAACGAATTTTCTACTACCTGCGATGCATTTCCCGCCGGTATCAATTATTGTTGCTGCGCACCTAGCGCTTTTTGCAGTCCGTCGAAACCTAGCAGCACTCAATGTAACTGGGCAGTCAATGACTACAACAGCCCCGGCGCATTCTTTGTAATGTTTAATCTGTTATGCAAAAAAACGGGCGTAGATCTAGCGCCGCAAACTTGCGAAGAAACAAACTACCACGCTTGCTGCGGTAGTTTTTTTACGCCTGCAAATTGCGGTAGTCCTGCTTGCGGATGCGACCAGCTCTACGGAAATACAAACTGTGTACTCGAAGCGATGGCTACATATTTCGGCGATCCATGCGGCGGCGGATTGGGCTGTCCAGGCAATGCAGGATACGTCTACACAACACAGCCAGTACTAACTTCCTATTACGGATTCGCCGCGGCGGTAACGGCTGGCGTACTTTTGAATACAGATCCTGTAGGCACTTATCAGAATGCAATTACTTTTAGTTCGTTGACTGGTGATCAATTTACTGCGCGAGTGCGTCTCTACGATCATCGCGTAGATCCTGCGGTAGATCCAATTACTATGCTGACTGGGTTTACTTATCTATCTGGTGGCCCGCCAGATGATGATGTCTCTACACCATGGGGCAACTTTCCAAACGGCCCATACTCGCCAAACAATGCAGGCGGCGGCTATCTGCCATGGGTGACGATTACGCTGACGATGACTACTGGGCCGTATAGCGGAAACACCTATACGTACAATTACTACGGCACAGCCGCACAGTTCGCAGCATGGGCGCTGCTGAATTGGGATCCAGTCAAAACAGGCAGAATATCTATTGTGGGTAGCCCCGATTATTGGATGGGGCTACGCGTGCCGCCAGACGCTCTGAATACTACGACTGGACAATACTTACCAGTTCACGAATTCAGACGCATCATTACTAGACCTGTCAACCTAGGCGAATGGATGCCAGATAACAGCGACGATTTTCTATTAGATACTGCATCTGTCACTAGTACCTATGTACTTTTCAAAGCGCGACTGCGGCAGTTTTACAGATGGCGTACAGAAACGTTTATGAATGATTACCGCGCTCATGGGATGTTCATCAATAGCAGTTCTACAGCTCCCGGCACTTGCTGCGATTTGCAACATTGCTCGCGTCAAAGAACTTTTTACGGTTCGTCTGTTGCTGGCGCGCCATGTGAATTTTCTGGCGGAAGTCCACCTACATACGTAGACAATTCTGGGACGTGCTACCACGCACCAAACGCACCTGCTGCAACTGTCTGGACAGATGTCTGCTATCCGTCGAAATGTGCATACGGCTGGGCTGGTACTGTGACTGGGTATACCCATTCAACCTGCTTTGCTAGCCAATATAACGTTGACTTGACATATAACATAGAAAATGAGCCTTTGCTATTTAGTTCATACCATGGATGTATAGTGCTGTAATGAATGAAGAATCATTAAAATCTTTAGAGCGCGCTCGCAATCGTCCAGAATTTCAGCGACATAATGAGGGCGAACCTAAGCAAATTTCATTACAGGCGAAACTAGACGGCGAGACAGAGGCGCAGTATGTCGAGCGTCTCACCGCTGAATACAAAGCCAAAGCAAGCGAAACCACACCGCCGGCGCTGATGGCGCGCGCTGTATCGTTTATTCAGGCGATGGCTAGCAAAGTATTCGAGCTGCCAGCAACTGAAGAAATGCAAGCGGCGCGGCTGAATACTTGCTATTCCTGCGAATTCTTTCAAATTGCATTTGATGCGCCGGAACAGATTGGGCATTGTTCTACCTGTGGCTGCGGTAAAAATAAGATGACTAGCCTTCCAGAGAAGGCGAAGATACTGAAATCATCTTGCCCAAAAGGCTACTGGGACATTTCTATATCAGAATCCCCAACCGCTTCACCTTCTTTTTCTCGACGGGCTGAGTGATGCCGTCGCAGCGCTCTGCTTGTGGGCGCATGTTTGCGCCGTATGTCACTACGAAACGCTCTATCTGTGCGAATGATCGACAGCGAATGTCTACGTAGTTCTCGCCGTCCTCTTGCCGCACAGCGATAATTGAATCAGCGCGGCGTGTGTATGCACCAGCGCCGGCAGCGGCGTCTACTACTGTGCGTTGAGTGCCGGACATCTTCGGCGTATGGTGGACGATGCATATAGCGCAGGCGTATTCCTCTGCCACCTTCACTAGGCGGCTCATGATGTGCGTAGCTTCTGCGTTATCGTTCTCGTTGAGAATCGGAAAATATGCACTCAGCGTATCGATTATGCATAGTCTGGCATTCGCCTGGGAAATCCCCTGAGCGATGATGTCGATAGCGTCGCTGACTGTTTCAGGCGACTTGCCGCGCTGACACAGTACAGAAA